GTAACTTCTTTAGTTTTCCCATTCTGTGCCTGATAAACAAGGCTTCCCACACCATCGCTCGACGTATTTGCCGGTCCGGACCTAGGAGAGTCTTGATCAACGGAGATGACACCGCCTTTGCGGGCGATGAAGACTTCTATCAAGCTTGGCTCTCGGTGGTCACCGCTTGGGGCATGGTTGTTAACGAGGAGAAGACTGGCCGTTCTCGGTCGTTCGTGGAACTCAACTCCAAGAGTTACCACTTGCCGACCAAGACTTTTGTCAAGAAGCCGGTCCTCTCTTTCCTTAGGCCCGTGGACGCGCCAACTTGCGTGATTGGCTCGGTTTTGGAGGGTCTGAGAGGGTGTTCGCATGCCGTTGTCATGGAGGGTCTGTCGTACGTACGTGACAGGGCCGCCAGGCAGGGCTGCGTCCCCTCAGGTATACCTTCGCTGCTTCACAAGCACCTCGTGAAGCGGCGCTGGTATCGTCAGGCCCTCTTGGCCAAGCCCGATTACGAGCACCTCAGTCCCCAACGCGCCCTGCGCGTTGTTACTAAAGACGTCCGTCCTTCGGATCGTCATCTGAGGGTCTATGACGAGGCGCGTGCCTGTGAGACTCGTTACCTTGAATCCTGGTTCTTGGGGGTTCAAGTGGAGGGATTTTCCCAACGTCTCGTCAAAGGAGGACCTCTTCCTCCGCCCATCCGGTGTAAGTTGTCCATCTCCAGGTCCCGTTGGGTCTGGAGGTGGCCGTCTTGGCTTTGGGACGTTTGGTCTCGGCTTGGCTTGCCAGTCGAGACCATGCGCGGCCCTCAGTGGGATCACCCGGATTTGGCGAGGAAGTCGGAGGTCCTCAAGACCTCGTTTGTTCCGCCCCCCCTTTGCCTTCTCGCCGAATGTGTCCGGCCAGATGGGGTGAACTTTGTGTAGTTCGGGGGAAGTAAGCGGGAGAGAGCAGCGGAGTTGTGTCTGGTCCTGGCTGTCGGGAGTTTGCTTTCGGTGCGCGGCTCCGCCGCTTGGAATAGCAACGCCGGACAGGCCTTGTGGGCCGTGTGCCGCCTTGGAGGGGTTGGGAGAGGTGGAAGTTGGGCCCTGCGTTCCGGGCCCGGGTAGGATGTGGGGGTTGAGACGGCCATTGCGTCGATAGGTCGTAGTCGGAAACTTCTACGTACCGAACACAAGTAGGGCCACGTTAATTCGTGCGGTGTTACCCGAACGTATCTCTTCCCTTCGGCCCATAAGGCCGATACCCTCCTCCCATTGATCCGTGATAGTGGCAATGCTATCCTTCGGAAGCCTCTCTTCTTCCCCTCGATGGTGCCTACCTTTCGGTCGGGCTTAATGGCGTCCCTTGGTTTCGGAGGTGCCGGTTCCTCTAGGAGGTAACAGTTGCGTCTCGTCATCCAGGGTCGGACATGACAAAGTTCGGTATCTCGTCCATGAGAAACCGCTAGTCAAGATTTGGGACCATACCCCCAGTAAGTATGGAGTTAAGGCGTC